GCAAATCTCCAGTTTGATCTTACTAGAGTAGATTCTACTATTTCTTCGTATATTGTATTTGTTGTTAATGCTTCTGTTGTTCCATCTGTAAATGATGAAATAGGATTTGCACCTATCATTATTAATGCTCTTGAAGCTATATCTACTTTTGTTACTGCCATTGTTTATGTCTAGTGGGGGTAAAAACCCCCACGATTAGTAGTAATTATGCAAGTAAAGCAGTTCTAACTTGAGTAGCGCTTGCAGTAGTT